GTCAACCCACATGTCGCTCTCGTAAGGAATACGGAGCATATGGATGAGGCCTTCGATATTCGTCGTGAGGAACCACGCGAAGGCGGATGTGAGGAAGTCCAGGACGATGAAGCCTTCCGGCAGTCCGCCCGACAGGGTGAGGATGGCGTTGACGTCGTTCTGCGCGGTGCCGGGCCGGAGCTCGGTCTTGCACAGGCGGATCGCAACGGCCTCGAGACCGGTCGGCGCAACCAGTCGACGGGCGCGGGACAAAATACGAAGACCGCGTTCGTTGACGAAATTGGTGCGGACGTTGGTCATGTTGGCGAGAAGCGATGACTCGTTGAGCGACTTGGGAACGCTCGAGGTGTTCGCCCATGTGCCGCCATCGAATGGATGCGCGGTCGAGAACAGCGCCTGGCCGTCGCCGATCTGCGCGGAATTGTAGACGTTGCCAAGGTTCAAGACGTTGGCGCCCTGGATTTCCTTGAACTGCGCAAACGCTTCCTGCAGTTTTAGGTTAGTCGGATTGACTTGTGCCTTGTACAGATTGTCGTCGATGGCCTTGCGGGTAATCGCGTAGCCCAGCGCCACCTCGATATGCACGAACGCCCACGTAAACCTCTCGCCGGCATTGTTGTCGAACTGAGTGGCCGCACCCTCGTCCTTGAGGAACGGCAGACCCACAAACGCCATCTGCGTCGATCTCTCGACCGCCATGTTCGATTTGTGGGTCTTGAAAACCTTGTCCCATTGTCTCGGTATCATTTCGTACGAACCGCGTACGTCAAATAATCCGGGCAGGAGTTCGGAGCGAATATTTGCGAGAGCTACGGGGATGGTCGCCTCCTATTAAATCATGGTCGCGCGTGCGTCCGATTGCTCAGATCACGCCACTCCCGTTAGCTGCTTGAAGCGTTGGTTTTGGAAGCAGACGATGCACCAATTGTACGCCGAAGTTGAATCGGCACCGTTGCCTGCTCCGGCACCCGCGCCGCCGCTGCCCCAGTTGCTATTGCCGGGTGCACCGAGCAGTGCCACAAGCTGGAACGGCAGGGTATTGGTGGTGGCCGTGGTGCTCTGATCCAGCGTATATCCGGAAAGTCCGGCACCGAACGTCGAGCCCGTACCGGTCGAGAAACCGATATTCTGTCCGATCAGGGTGTTCGGGATGTTGGTATTGGTGGCGGCGGCCATGAACAGTGCGCTGGGGGCCTCTATCACGTAGGCCGTCACGTCGGCGCCGGCCGCCCCAGGATAGTATGGCGAAAATACTGGAGCGCCGCCGGTGGATGGGATGAGCATGCACCCCTGAAATATGCCGTCGACGGTGATGGTGTTGGCGGTTGCGGCAGCGATGTACTGGGTGGTCGCCACTTTGATGATCGGATCACCGAAATAAATCGACGTGGTGTTGCTTGATGCGATCAGCCGCGTGGAAAGCTGGTAATCGGGGGATGCGCCGGGCAGAAACCCGACATGGCGGAATCCGAAAGCGGTTTGTGTGTTGGCCATGGCGGTAGGCAAGCTCCCTTTTGGAGGCTTCCTAAGCAGGCCCTGCCTTGGATTTTAGCCGGAAAATATCATTCCGCGCGGGGAACGATTGACGTGGCTGGGAAGAGAGACGCTGCTAACTTCCGCTTGCCCTAAAAGCTCTCGGAGCCTTGCGCTCCCCGAGTAATTAGATTGGCTATATTCGTTTTTCATATAGCTGTCAATCTGACGGTGCCATTTCGAATAGCAGACGCTTGACGTGATGAATGCGCTTTAGCTTTCGCGGTGACGGAGGATGTGACGCCAGATAGATAAAAAACTCCTTCAAGTCGCGGGGGCCTTTGAGTTCGTTACACTCCCGACACACGATGATTTTATTCCCAGACAATGTTTTTCCTTTGGATTTGGGAACTATGTGATCGCGCGTCGGGAATTTCATGTCGGTCGAATTTTGCTTGCCGTGACGGGGTAACATTTTGCTCATTTCGTCACCGCAATAGGGACACGGCGTAGAGATAAACTTATGAAGTTCTGACTGCCGCCTCGATCTGGCCCGCTTGGGCGGCAGCATCGAGGCAAACCAATCAAGATCCGGTTTTGCCATAGGTCTATATTACCAGATGGAACTTTCGTGGTATAGACACATTGCTTCTGGTCGGGCGCTTCTAACGGAGGAATCGTCATGGGTGCAAATATTTGGTTTTGGCTCATCTACGTTCTCGTCGGTGTTTTCGGGATTTTCGGCATGAACCCGTGGCGCCCATCCCCCTACGCATGGGGGCCGTTCGGCGGCTGGCTAATCCTGTTTATCCTCGTGGGGATTCTCGGCCTGCACGACTTCGGATCACCCATTCGTTAACGACGAAGTGGGTTCGGGCGTTCCCGCACGAGGCTGCGAACACGTTGACGGCGAGACCGATTGCGCACCGCCGGCCGAATCGTTCAACCCGCGCGTTTGCGACGGCTGCTAAAATCCATATTGGAACATTCATGATTTTAGCGTATTAGGTGGCATGCAGTTCTCGTGGCCCCATGTGCTGGCAACACTTGCTCGGATCGAAAGCCGGCTGATCCATCTAGAACAGCTATCGCTCAGAGAATTCACCGCCATTGAAAGGCACCAGGCCATGGCCGACGCAACCCTCGACGACGTACTTGCCAACACTGCCGCAGAGAAAACCGAAGTTGATTCGCTAATCACCCTCACCTCAGGCATCAAGACCCAGCTCGATCAAGCATTGGCTGGCGAGCCTATCAGCCCCGCCGGCGTCGCCAAGGTGAACGCGATCTTCGCGGCCATCAACGCGCATAAACAAGAGATTTCCGACGCTATCCTCGCCAATACACCGTCAGCGACGGGAACCGGTACAGGCATCGGCGGAACTGCGGCAACCTCCATTACCGTAACCTCAGGTACCAACCCGGGGACCGTGGGCACTCCGGTGGTTCTCACCGCTGTTGTGGTGCAGACGTCCGCTGCCACGCCACAAGCCAAGTCCACCGCCACTGGCGCGCCCAGCACCATACAGAACCTGCCGCAATCGTCCATCGCCGCGGCGCCCGTATCACCGTCGCCAACTGGAACAGTGCAGTTCCTGGATGGCGCCACCGTACTCGGCACAGGCACTCTGGACTCCACCGGAACGACCACGTTCTCGGCGACCTTTGCCGCCCCTGCCGGCTCTCACGCCATCACGGCGGTCTATAGTGGCGACGCTAATAACGCTGGCTCGACCTCATCGGTCCTGACCCAGACTGTCGCCTAAATCAGGTTACCTCCCGACTTGGCCCCGTCAGAAATGGCGGGGTTTTTTATTGCCTGCGTACCAAGTCATTTGGATCGACTCCGAATACTCCAATGGGTACGATAGACGGGATGCTGACCGAATCTCCAACGATTAGAACCCGAACCGTCCCGTCCTCAGAATAAGCCTCCACAACAGCCACTTGGCCAGTTTTAGGCATATCATAATAATACCAAGGCGGGAGGCTCTCGCACATCTTGCGGACGATATCTGGGCGACTGGACGACCATTCATTCCACGCATCAATCTCCTGCTGGCTTGGCGTAGGAATGTCCGGTAGCCCGCTGTCGATGATAGTCATTCCGCTGCCTGCTTGTGGTAAGCCGCCGCCATCCGCTCGATAGCCTTGCGCCAGTTGTCGTCCGCGCCGATAAACAGAGGCATCTCAGCTTTAACGAATGGCACCCAGCGCTCTATTTCATCGTTGGGAACTGCGATCAGGTTTGCAGCGAGCTTTTGAAGCTTGTTGCCCCAGATATTGGTGGGGTTTTTGAATGCGTTCATGGGATGGAAAAACGGACCTATGGACCAATACGCCCGATAACCGATCTCGTCCAAGGCCGGCGTGATAGCCTCCGAATCATCACCATTATTCTCGATGTACAGGATCGGCCCGCACCGCTCGATGGTCTCCCGCGCGCCGCGCACCACGTCCGCCTCCATGCCCTCTACGTCGATCTTGATGACCGTCGGCGACATATCGGCGGCGAACGAGTCGATGGTGACCATGTCGGTGTCCAGCCCATTGTCTGGGTATCCCGGCTTTGGCCCTTTGAAAATATTCACCGCCCCAAAATTATATTGGACAGTATCCGGCGGAATATCCAAAATCCTGATTGGAGCTACAAAATCTCCCACCGCCTTATCCGACCAAAACACGTTTTGCAGCTTGTTCAAATGGATGTTGGCCGCAAGGATAGCCTCCAATCGAGGCTGGGGCTCAAACGCAAAAACCTTGCCAGTCTTGCCCACCATCATGGAAAACGCGATCGCATGCGTCCCAATATTGGCACCGACATCGATAACCGTGTCGCCTTCCTTGATAAACTTCCGAAGCAGATCAATCTCGTACTCGCACCATTCCCCGTAAGCCTCCATCGACGCCCCAATAAACGTGTCGTTCGGATTGTAGATGAATAGCCCGTGCTTGCAGGCTTTGCCCCGCAGTGCGGGACGCTCCTTGAAGATCGGCGCGGCGGCAATCTCAGCCTCCCGCGTATCGGCGTCCTTTTTCATCTCCACCTGCGCCCATTCCGCATAGGTCTGGGCATACTCATGAGGCCCGACATGAACCATCTTGTGGTGCGTCGCAGCCCATACCTGACCGCCGCATTCCCGCCAGCGCCGGCAGAACGAGATGTCCTCGGAAACCCGACCCTTATCGGTGTCCTCGATGCAGTTGAACAGCCGGATCAGGCGATTGAGCCCTTCCCGGTTCATGAAGTCGTTTTCCGTCGCATATTTCTTCGTGTCGATCAGGTGCGGCATCTTTTCGATCATGGTAGTCACCGCGTCGCGGCGGATCAGGAAGCACCCGCATCCCAGCCCCTCGACCTCGAGGAACGGCCCGCGCGATTCCGGGTTGGCAATGCCAGAAACCGCCCATTGCACCGGATAGACCTTCTTCGGGTACAGCGCGCCGACCACGGGCTCGTTGAATAGCAGCATGTCGACCACGACGTCGGGCATGAACGCCATGTCATCGTCCACGAACAGCATGTGACTGTACTGCGGCGTTTTGTCGTACCAGTACGTTAAAAGGAAATTGCGCACCCATTCGATGTCCGGCGACGAAATCGCCGTTACCCCCATCGGAATGCCCTTCGACCGCATCAGGTTTGTCAGCGCGTGCGTGGTCAGGAAGGTCGATGCGGTGAGCTGGTTTTTATAGGTCGGGACTGCTAGAAGTATGGATGTCATTGGTCCTCTTTGGCTTCAAAATGCAAACATGATTTGCAATTGATAAAATCACTAAACGTTTCATGCATTTCACCGCATGAACCCATGTATTTCAGTTTGTATTCCGAATGTTTGATTTCGTCACATTCCTTCACCACAATTGCGCCGACTGGCTTCGGCCAAAGCTTATCGCCGTTCCAATAAATGGGAGCGCCTTCAATGTTTGGATTTAGCCTTTCAAAATTGAAATCTGATAGATGGTGGACTTGCCAAGTCCAGCCAGATCGACCGTCTTGCGCGTACACAACGCGCGTCACGCGTCGTCATCCGCAGGCTGATAGTCGCTCGGGGGCAGTTCGAGGCTGCGATCGATAGTTAGCCTAACATCTGCGCCCGTACCACGATACTTCTGACCGGCATCAAACCCCTCCGGCAGTTTCTTCGACAGCCGTAGCGAATCGGTCTGGTCCCGAACCTGCTGGCGGGCCTTGTGGGTTTCCTCCCGCAAAGCTTCGTCGTTCAGTTCCTTGGGCCGCTCCTCGAGCCGTAAGCCCTCCACGATGATGTCGCCGGTCGCACCGGGCTTGAGCCAACGCCCCGGATGCCGGGTGGCATCGACCGCGCGCCATCCGTTCGCATAATGCATGTTCTGCTGGCGAATCTGTTCCTCGCCGTGGACGGTAACCGGGTTCCACTGGTATGCCCATCCATCCGGAATTTCGTTCAGCGGCACATCGTAAGGGTCGCCGACCTGAGTGCGGCGCCGCGTAAGCTGCTCGCCATTGCGGCCCGTAACGACCATGGCGCCGCGGCGTGACGTGACCTTCACCGTATCGCGGGTCGAATCCCGGGCGGCTTGCCGAGCGGCAGGACGATGCGCAGCAGGCTCGAAACCCGCCTCCATGTCATCAACCGGACGTGCCTTCGTCGGGGGCCGGCCACGCCGCTTGGGTGCCGGGTTCGGCATTTCCTGCGCTGCCGCCGTCGGTGCTTTTGTCATGTTGCGCCCTTTCATTGAGCCATTTTCGGGTGTTTTCAATCGCGATCGACGTCAGGACCGCATTCATTATCTGACCGCGCGACCATTCCGGATTGGCCGCAGCGAGACGTTCATATTCCTCATATTCGGGCGTCGGCTTGCCCCACCATCTATCCGCGGTCTTCCATAATTCGTCCCGCATCGCGAATATCTGGCCGATATACGGCGTCAACTCGCGCGGTATCTTCGTCGCATCCTCAATTGTCTTGGTGCCGATCTCACGAACAATGTCGCTGCCTTCCGATAGGACCGTGACGCTGCCGGTAAAGCCCAGCGCCGCCGTCCGTTCATACCAATCATCGACATTCTGGAGCGCCTTCGCATGCGCCGCAGTGTGGAATGCGTCTACCTCGGCTTTCGGCCGCTCCATCAGCCATAGGCCGCTAACCTCGATATCGCCCGTAACGCAATACGGCGCAAACATCCCAGGATGCCGCGAGGCTGGAACATTTTTCCATCCATTGACGGTAGAACCGTCGTTCCATTGGTAAACCATGCCAGCAGGCGCAGCCCCGGCTGCTAGATCATAAACCTTCGCACTATCAACCCGTGGGACAATCGTGAATCCGATGCCCCACAAATCCTGAATGGACTGGTCGGAGAGCACCTTGCGCGGAGACGGCGGCGGCACATATTCATCATCATAACAATGGCAATCTTGCTCACGATCCGAATCACACTTCACGCAATAAAAATCTGCCATCGTCAGGTCCCGTCGACCGAGCCGTTGTGATATCGGCCCTGCTTGGTCATCGTTAGTTTGCGGCGGGCGTATTCAGTCAGGCCTATAGGGTCACCTTTCTTGAAGCGCCCCTTTCCAGTCGGATCATCGTAGTTCCACTGTACGGTCCCGTCTTGAGCCGCCTCAGCCTCTGCTTTCGTTAGCCTAACGGTATTGCTATCCCCGCTCATACCACCGCCCGATGGCGTAACAGGCGCGACCGGTGCGGTGGGCCGACGCTGTGATGTTGCCTCTGCACCACCATTGGGTTTCGGTTCCGGTTCTGCCGCTTTCTTCATGCCCAAAAACCTCTCCACGTGGTCGAAATACTTCGGCGAATCCAGCGCAAACCCTTCGCTCTCGGCATCAAAATGCGCCGCCTGCATCTTCGCATTCTTTTTCGGGTCCGTCAGATAATCCCGGTGCGCTCGGAGCCACGCCTGCGTTGGTGCGGTGCGGGAGTTGATGAACTGTTCAACCGGATCGGACTGCGGTGCCTCGGTCCGTTGCTCGGTCCGGCGTTGGGTTGGTGCCTCGGCCAAATCGCCCTTGGCCTCCTCAAGCCGCGCCATATCGGCCTCCGCGCGCGACATACGCCGCTGCGCCTTTGCCATCTCGCCCGCATTCCCGGCCTCAAATGCCGCCTTATAGGCCTCCTCGGCGGCGTCGCCCTCGGCCTTGGCCGCGGCAATCCCGCTGTCGACAGTGGTCCGATTGCTCTCTGCGGCCTGCGTCCTAGCCTGCGTGGCATCCCGCTCGGCCTGCTGTGCCCGCTGGATGGCCTGTGTCGCCGTGGTGCTTGCGGTGCTGATCTGCTGGTTAGCGCTATCCAGAGCCGCCTGCTTCTCGGCAAGCTGGCTTTTAAGCGTCTCCACCGGATCGTCCGACGCCTTCTTGACCGTGGTGCCGGAAGTGATGCCGGTCTCATCGACTAAGACCACCTCCGACCCGCCGATCGGCTCATCTCCGGGCTCAATCGTTACGACAATCTCGTCATCGCCTGCCATGGTTATTCCCCGTCTTTCAGACCGGCTGCACGACGGGCCGCCGCTCGCTCTGATGGATCAAATCTAACCCAACGCACATTTTTATTGTCGCAAAACCCGCAATACCAAGGAATACCCAAATCGTGCATCTGCGTTATGGTCAACTCGTCCGAATGCCACCCGCATCCGCAATACAGGATCGTCAGGTCCGTCGGCTGATTGGTGTGAGCTGGATGACCGTAATGCATACTATTCCCTCAGCGCTTTCCGGACTGAAAATCTTTGGTTTTAAGCTTGATGATGACCCGCTTCATCCGCTTATCGAATAATGTTTCGACCGGCCGGGCAACGACGCCCTCCGCCTGAGCCGATCCTATTTTAGATGCGAATGGCAATCGTACATGGGCCACGATCTGGTCTAGTGTCATTCGACCAAGATAAGGCACGGTTTCGATACTTAATTTGCCCGCAATATCCGCTACATCTTTGCGGTCTAACCACCACTGGCCCCCGACCATAACATCAAACAAGATGAATGATTTGTCGGCGCGATATAGTCCACCACCCTTTTGAATGCCGGCACCGTACCCTTCGCCGTAAAGCACTACATCAATCGGCTTCGTCTGATCTAGCCAAAGCGCTGCCTTGAGTTGGTCCTGTTGAAACGTTCGAATTAGGTACTGGATTAGGTCGGCTGATATTTGGGCGGCATCAGTACGACCGCCGAATGAAACTTCACCTGTTGCCGATAAAGTCACGCGGATATTGGTGCCGTCGATTTTCTCTGTAACATCCCACTCGCGGATAGTGCCGAGAACCGAAGATCTAAGCATCGAAGGGTCAACAACGAATGTGCTCTTGTCTCGTTCAAACAATGTATCAATTTTGTGATATTCGCTCATTCCCCGTCTTTCAATGCGACATCTATCATTCTCTGGAATACCGATCTAGCCTGAGTTCGCAGAGGCGGTTTTGCCAGATCGTGAACATCAGCCCATGGTTTTGGCGCGGCGACTGACTGAATCATTCTCCATTCCTCCGCCGCGCCAGCCTCAATCAGGTCAAGAGTTAGCTCGCGCATTGCAGCGATGGCGGCGCGGGAATCGGCCAATATGCGATCATGGATCGCCACATTATCCTCCCAAGTCCCATCGCAGACATCCTCGTCGACGTCGCGCTGAAACAGCGCTCGGGCCACACACTCAACCATATCCATGGCTGGTCACCACCACCGGCTCGGGTCCGCGATCCTCATCCGGATATCGACATCCTGAAACAGCCGCAGCGAGCAGCCGTTGTAAAACATCTCCATCCCGTCGGACGGCCGGACCAGAACCCAATCGTTGATTTTGAGAGAAACGCCGTGGAACTGCGCCACCGCATCGTCTTTGAAGGCGCCTGGGCCCATCGCAATCACAAGGGCGATCTTGCCCTGAAATCGATCTTCCTGGATGGCCGAATCGGGTAGGATAATGCCGCCCGAAGTGGTCTCGGGCTGGGTATATGTCATGCAAAGCACTTGGCTATGCAGAACCTCGCCGTCGAATTTGCCTAGCTCGCTGAGGTGACGGTCGATCTCCGAAAGCGTGGATTGCGAAATCGCACGCATCTTCTGCATTGCATTGGATTTAGCCATTTGTTCCTTGATCTCCAATCGCTTGACCGAATTTGTCGTAAATCTCGGCGAATTTGGTTTCATGGCGCTTCTTGAGGCGAAGCCAGCGCTCGACACTGTCGTCCGGAAATAAATTGGTTGGCATTGTCCATACATCGCCCTCAAATGAGGCCGCGCCGTCCCTGAACCAAGCGCGACCCTCAATGGGGAAAGTCACAACTTCGATTTTATCGGGAAGGATCAGCGTCGGATTGATCGGCATAATGATGCCGGCCCGGACAATAGCTGGGGCTGCGATTAACGCGCCCAGTCCGATCAGAAATCCGCGCCTATTAAGCATCGGCAACCTCATGGGATGCCGATTTGTTGGAAATCAAAAGGCGCATGTAAAACCGCCATCCTTTTTTTGTTAATTCAAATTCCGGCCGGATACGCCAATAAAGGGTGCCAACTTGATCAACCGCATAGCTATCAAATTTAGCACGAGCATCATCAGCGGCCTGAGCAATGGTCTCAAACCATCCCCCGCCGGTCAGAACAACATATGGTTCATTTGTTGGTGAAATTCCGCCGCCAGAATATTCGGCACCAACCGCAAACCTGCTTTCGATATAAGCGAGAAGCTGAATAACAAAGTCTGCGTTTTCGGCGGTAACGACCATGGGAGCATCCCGAATTACCGCACCAGCATGGCCGGTTTCAATCGCCTGAAAGTTCTTTACCCAATCTGTCACATTCCGACAAGGCTTCTCGCAATCCAGCGATCTGCCCCGTGTAGTACCGATATTCCTTTTCCGCCATCTGGCCGTTAAGGACTTCCTCCGAAAGCGCGTCGATCCGCCCTTGTAAAAACGCCGACAGCCTGCGCGGCAGACGAACGTCATCGTCGGCATAAATCCGAACCGGATCCGATGGTTTACCGAGCGCCATTAGGCGGCTTTCCGGCCAAGTCGGCTTTTCGCAAGCGCGCTCGCGAGGTAGCGATGGTTCGTCGCATCGTAAATCATCAGATGTGACGCCAAGCCGCCCTCGGATTTTGCCAAATCGAAATCAATGGCGACCAAGTTATGATCCAACAGATACCGCTTGGCGATCTGTTCTTCCGTCATTTCAACAAGAGGCATTATTTGGCTCCGTCAATCTCGCGAATAGGCTTAGCGTATCTCCGCTTGGATCGAGACGCTTGGGCGAGTCTAGTTTCCGCTGCCACGACGCCGCCCGGTAGTTTTGGGCCTCCGCCCATCTTTCCATCGGCCTCGGTTCGGCCCCCATAGGCCCTAAAGGATTTAACTACACCTCCAGAGCGAAAGCTAATCGGCCGCCCACGGTCCAGATTGGCCCGCGTGTTCGTCGTGGCTAGGCCATCGCTGTGTTGCGGCTGGGTGCCGGCGCGGACGCCCTCCATCCAAGCCGGACCGGACTTGACCTTGCCGCCCCGGGCACGGGCATGAATACTCGGCATCGGAACGTTCTTCTTGCCGGGCAGCGTGGCTGCGATCGAATGCCTAAAATCTTCCGTGCCCTTCACCTTCCCGCCGCGAGCCCGTGGCGGCATCATGCCGGGAGGACCGCCCGGCGGCATTCCCGGAGGCGGCGGACCACCAAGTCCAGCAACCGGTCCCGGAGGCGGTCCGGGCGGCGGACCTGCCATTGCCGGCGGCGGCATCGGAACGGGCATCGGCTCCTTGCCGCCAGCGTTCACGTTCACGACGACGTGGGAACCCTTCTTGCGGCCGACCTTCCCGCCGTGAGCGCGCATAACCCGATCTGCGCGCCGCTTGGCCTTTTTGCCCTCCGGCGCGCCTACCTGCTTCTTGATCATCTTCTTGATCAGAACCTTGTCCTCGGCCTCGTCCTCATGAACGCGGCCGCCGCGGGCGCGGCACGCCTTCGTCCGCTCGGCAACTCGGGACTTTTCGACAAGATGCTGTTTGTGCTGCTGGTAGGGATGGGCCACGGTGAATCCTCATGATTACCCGGCGCGGGCGGCGGTCTGCTGGCTCCACATATCGCACGGAAGCCGAATTTTGGCAAACGGTCCTAACTTACGTCATCGATCCGGGAATAAAACATCGGATCGTTGGCTTCCCGTCGATCCACAGCGGCCAAACAATCGTCCTGCCGTCAAGGTTTGGCTCCTTAATCACTGCTTCGTCGGGAACGTCGAGCCATTCGCGCATGATGAACACGCGATAATGACCGTCTTTCGAAACCCAATCACTGTCTAAAACCACGTTGCCGTCGGCGTCCGAACAACACGGACCCCTGCCAGATTTCAGGCCAGAGAACCAGCCGGCCAGCGGCGAACTCGAATGGCCGTCGCCTTCCTTGGCAAAGGCCGAACCAAATATGACGAACGCTAAGACAACACCGAGAATGTCAGTCATGGCGGACACCTGTCCACAGCGCGTATATCACGATGATTATAACCGCAGCAGAGATCACTCCAAAAAAGATAGCGGCGGCAATCACGTCGACGACTCGGCCGAACCTGCCGGCGTTGGAGGATTGAGCGCCTGATGGGTGTCCAATGCCAATTGCCCGCGGTCGATCGATGCGTCATGCACCGTCTTGGCGACGTTCAGAGCATGCTTGTGGACGTCGACCGTATGGGCCCGATCGGCCGCCTTCTGGTCGCCGGCGTGGGCAATCATCGTCTGCGCAAGCTTCGTGGTCTCAAGCGCCTGCTCACCCTCAAGTTCCTTCTGCCGGTCCTGCGATTCGGTCGCGACCTTCGCCGCATCCACCTTGACCTTCTCGGCCTTGGTCTCGGCTTCCTTGGCTTTGGCCTGCGCCGTGATTTCTTCGGGCGATGGCTGGCCCGACGGCGCGGCGGGCTGCACGCGAATGCCGTTCGGGTCTTCTTTCATTGCGGCGAGCACACGATCCAACACACCTGCGGCCGACAACAGCGGTCCGAACTGCGGTATGGCCAATATCTGCACCAATGCGACAGCTTTCATCAGTCGGTGCACATGACTCGGCACGTTCGGGTCCGACTTCGGAACCAGATTGCAAGTATTCAATGCCGTGAACAGCTTCTGCTCGTTCCAGAACTTCTTGTATTTCTTGTTCCCCTTCCAGAACGACTCCGGATCCTCTCGAAACAGGTCGGCAATCAGTCCCAATTCCTCGCTCTGGGCGTTGTGCATGCCCTTGTGCGCCGCGGCCATCAACTTCGTGGCCTGCTCGATCGCCGCCAGCATGGTTCCCACAGGAATATTCTGGACACCCTCTCCGACTGGAACCTCGGCCGCACCGCCGACCTCTTTGGACTGGGCGGTGATCTTGTCCATCAAGTTCATCAGGCCTGGCGTAATATCCTTGTACGGGAGTGCCATGATGATGTCCGAGATCGGACGGCTACCGGTCTGGATCGGCGTAAATTCTCCGGGTGCCGGCCGCAAGACGTTGGATTTCTGCCGGTTCCCGATCTCCGAAACCAACCCGCCCAGGAAATTGGCATACATGCCAGCGTCGAGCGACAGCCGCCACGCTGCGGTCATCGCCGCCGACGCATTCCCCAAGATGTTCAGCAATCCAGTCCCGTAAAACCCAGGCCCCGGAATGTACGGGTATTTCACATACATCTGCTTGCGGGTGCATTCCTCGTCCTCCGGCTTCCAGTCCCGCCGCAGCGCCAGGATGGTCCGCGAATCCTTGTCGATCGTCACGAGGAACGGCAGCGCAATGCCCTTACTGGCGAAGCCCGCAGGCGCGTAGGGAGGCTTTGCGAAGTCCGGCAGGTTTAGTTCGCATTGTGTCTCCCACAACGTATAAGGCTGATCCTCCGGCCGCGTGGCGGGGTTCGGCGATGTCCCTTGGATAGCCGCGATCTTCGCATCGACCGCATTAGGCTCCGGTCCCACCGCTGGTTGCATCGGAATGTCGCGGTAAAACCCCTTCATTTGCAGCCGCTTCATTACCGACGGCCGCATCATGATCTGGTGCGTAAGCCGCTCGCACGACTTGAGGTCTTTCGTAGTGTCCGAAACGATGAAATCCTTGATATCCACGCTTTCCGACGACGGCCGCCTCAACTGCGGCGAGACAGCAACCTTCTTGATCCCAGCACCGCCGAATACCGTACCCCACAGCAGCATATGCGAGGTATCGGGTCCGTATTCGGACGCGATCGTGGTCAGGTAGAAGTTCATGTCCCGTCCGAAAGCGTCCGCAAGTTCCTGATTGGCCTCCGGCTCGTCGACGTCGAAATCCTCGACCTTGCAGGGCCCGTCCGCCGGCAGGAGCTCCGCCTGCGCATTGGCCCATGACTTGAGGCACGCCTCGAGCAGCAGCGGGTTGGTCACCACCGACATACCATCGGCCGATCCTGCCGAATCGCCAACCCCAGATTTGGGCTGTTCCAGTTGCAGCCCGAGCAGACCGAGGCCTCGAGCCCGAGTGTCCAATGTCTGCTTCCGGGAATTGTCGTCCGCCTGGATTTGCTCCATCAAGTCGTCGCAGATCACGCCTAGCTTATCGTCGCCTACCCGCTCGACGAGGTTTTCATAGAACTTCTTGAGGTCGGCCTCGCCTTCACCCTCGGATGCTGGCGGGTTAAGCTGGACGACCACACCGCCGTCCTCGGTATCGGTTTCAATGGCGCCCGTAGCGCTGTCAACCCTAACCGAGTTGTCCGGATCATTTTCGATGATGACCTCAATATCGTCGGTCGCGAGTGCTGTGTTTGCCACGCCGTTCCCTCAATCTCGCACGGTTCCCCAGCCTTGGCCGCAGTCTACGAGCAGCATTTCAGGGAACGGAGGCCAGAGTTTCGTTGCCAGCATGGCCGTGCCCACGCAGGAGGAGTGCCCCGAATGCTTGAACCGGCAGGTTAGGCTAAGTGTAGCGCGGTCGCAACGGTCGATTTCTATCCGGGCGAACGGAAGTAGGTTATGAACACTCGCCACAAAGACCGATCCCCGTAAGTTTTAACTCCGATAGGCGTTGATACCGTGCTCAGAAATCCGAATGGTCCTGCGTTGTCGAACTCATAAGGAAGGCGTCCTGCACGCGCCCACCGGATTTGGAAAGTATCTCCGAATATACCATCGGGATCAGTCATCTCTCTCCGCTCCTCGAATTCGGCGCGCATTAAGCCAAAATACCAAGGAACGACCCGGCACGATCCAGTACGGTGCCATGCTGTGGTTTTCATACTACGTCCATACGAAGCAGTCCCACTGCTCGCCGTCCGAATGATACACGAAAACATTCTTCGGAAACCGCTTGGACCGGTACACCGCATTGTCGATCGGATCGGCACCCTCCATGTACGGCAAATCGTCATAGTCAACGTCGAACTGGCCGAGTTCTAGCGTCGATATGGCGACAGGAGCTTCCATCTATCGCCTCGGCCCCACCGGCCGAGACCGCAGGATCGGCGACTGAGGTGCCGCAGGCGATGACACCGCCGCAATGATCTTCGCCTTGAGCACGTCAATACCCATGTTCATCCCCATCGCGTTCGGGCCCGCCATGTTCGCACCGAAGTCCGACGGGCCGCATGCCACGATCGCAACTGATGTGACCTTGCCGGCCTTCGCGTCCGCCAGAACCTGCATCAGCAAGTCAATGCATGCCAGCGACGCCGGGTTCAGCGCTTCGTCTTTGGTGGTGTCGATGAGGTGCGGCATTTAATCGTCCTTTGCGAATACCAGCAGCGAAAAGCCCAGTACGGGCGAGCCCACCACACCGGTCGCGGATGATTTATAGATGTTAGCGCGACGCCGTCGCCGATGGGAGCGGTGGGCGGCAATGATTTGACCTTGAAGCCGCCCATTACGTTACCAAGGAATAGCCTTCAAAGAACGCCTTGCGCGAACTGAACGATTTGTAGCCGTCCTCGTATTGGACGAAGAAGTCGCCAGAAACAGGCATGTAACGAGAGAACATATCGGGAGGGCACCAAATAGGCGCATACCCCTTATCCACGAACGTGACCGAGCGAGGCTGCGGAGTGTGCTGTGTCTCCAATTGAGCCTCATAGGAAAGCGGCAAAACGTCCTTGATCTCCAGCGCCCAAACCTGCTTGTGGCTCTTGTATCGGGGCATTTCCATCGACGCACCGGTGTCGTCGTTTGACGGATGCATTTGATCAACCTTTCCTCGTTGGTTTATGTGCCTGGCAAATAATTCTTGAGCTTGTTGTCCTTCTCCGGCAACCGCGCGTTCCGCAGTTCCTCCGCCCTAATGTCGTCGTCAAACTCCAGCAGGCCAAGGTCGCGGAGGTGCTTCATGGCTTGTGTTGCGGAATCGTGCAAATCATCATGATCCCCGTACGGGAAGATCGCCATCTGGGCTATGACCTTCTGACACCAATCCTTAGCGGTGGGAGCATAGACCATTTTGTTCGAGAAAGTGGCCTGAACTGCGATTGTTCGGGCTACCTTGTCGCCCTTGACATCCATTACCTCGACTGACCAGTTCCTGTTGCGATATCGCTTTTGTAAAGCCTGGGCAACACTCAGCCCGGACGCCTTACCCTCGATCAGTAATCTGTCGCATTTCCAGTAATTGAGCGTGTGGGCCGTCCATTCGACTAACCCCCACTCGCCCATCTGGCGCTCCATGAACTCGCGTTGGTTCTCGCCCGTCTCTGGCCGCAGTCTCTGGCCCTCGAACTCCAGCCTTTTTTCCCATGCAAAGATGAGCATTGCGCGGTTGTGACCTTGATCGTCCTCGAACACTCCCCAAACGGTTAAGCCGGAAGGGTCGTTCTGCTCGTCCTCGGTAAACGCGCCATCAAGCGATGCGAAGATATACGAGAACGCCGGGAACTTGCCATCCCACGGCTGCCAGAACTCGCGCTTGATAATGCCGCCGCCGCGGGCTTCCGGCGTCTGAAGGTACTGAGCTGCATAAGCGTAGGGCCCCTTTTCCCGCTTGAGGCTTTCGACCACGGCCTCCGGGAAGCGCTCCGGCCACATCAGCGCGCCGTCGCACTCGTCCATATCCTCGCGCCACCGTGGATCCGTCCAGCCTATAGCCGTCGCATAGGGCTCGCCGTTCTCGTCCGCATCCCACATGAACTCCATCGATATCGACAAATGGCAGTAGTCGAACTCCTCGTCCATAATCACGCCCGCAACGTCGTGTTGATGAACCCGCTGCATGATCACGATAATCGCTCCCTTGCTCATGTCGTTCATGCGGTCGGACAGCACCTCGCGGAACCACCGGATTGTCTCGTCTCTCACATCCTCCGATTCCGACGTTTTAACCGAATGGGGATCGTCCACGATCAGGAAGTCTGCGCGCTCGCCGGTGCCGAGACCGCCGACCGACGACGCGATCTTCCATCCGTGCTTATTGTTTGTAACCTTGGTCTCACCAACCTTCCGCAGCGTGAACTCGCTCTTGTACATCGCCTGAAACTCGGGATGCATGATCAGATCGCGGAACCTACCGTTATCCCGCTGCGTCAGGTCGACCGAATAGGAAAACGCCATGAACCGAAGTTCAGCCTTCCCGATTGCCCAAAGCCACGCCGGGAAGAACACGTCGGTCAAAAGCGACTTTGAGCATCCTGGCGGGACTGTGATCAAAAGCCGCGTTACCTCGCCATATGCAACCGCCTCTAGATGCTCGCAGATAGCCTCGATTACCCAGCCTTCCATCAGCTTTTTACCGGGCTCAAGTATGTGCCAGAACGCTCGCATGAATGACAGCAGCCCGCCGCGCCAAACACCGTCCTCGTCCCGATATCCGCGCGTCTGATGCTCGACCTTGGCCGCCCGGCGCCGCTTCTCTGCCAGCAGGCCGGCGAAGGCCTCTAGCTGCTTGCGGCGCAGGGCCTGGTCGAGAGGGCCGTTCATTTTGGCTCAGTTGGCGTAGGCCATACTTTGAAATATCTTCCGCAGTTAGGGCAATACCTATTGCCGTGGACCAACCGCAAATCGTCCTGCGGCCCTTCCCATCCACATTTGCAGGCAACTTTGATGTGGCCAGCATTTCGCATCAAAACGCCCTCCTCGGCGGGTTAAACCTCGCGATGTGCCGGCGCAGGTACTCTCTCAACCGCCCCTTGCGCGCAGCCTCGGCACCAAACACGCCCTCAAACCGATGCTGGCTGAACAGCAGCCACACATGACCCTCGTTGCGGTAGTGGTGCCACCAGCGGGTCACTTGCCCTTTATCTCCCGCTTGATGTCCGCGAACGTCGGCCCTCCCGTCGAGGCCATCCCTGCCACGCCGCGCATCTGCTCGATGATGTGCCGCAGCCGCAGGATCTCCGCGATGGCCTCTGCTGCGAGCGCTGATAGTGGCGTGGCCCAATTGTTGATGCCCAACCCAATCGACGCCTTATCGCCCTCCGCCATAGGCTCAAATGTGGACGTTCTCCGCAAACACTCCGGCATCGGATCGCCCATCTTGGCGTTCGCGATCTGGCTCAGGCGCTCTACGATGTCGGTCATGTCAAAATCCTCGCTAGCTCGATAATCCCGCACCACAGCATCAGCGATACCGCCATGTTGTCCAGATGCGTCCATCCCGCCGATATCCGGCACAAAATCTCCGACGTCGCATCAGGCTCAAAGTCGTCGCTCATTTGGCCTGTTCCTTCTTCCGGCGCCGATTGGTCTTCGCGGCTTCTGCGGACTGCAGTTTGATCGCAGCCTCCTCAAGCATTGAGGCTTGCCGTAAGTGAGATGCGCCGGGCCATTCACCCGTGAACAAGCAACCGCGAAGATGCTCAGCACGCCGCCGTTCAGCCTTTGCCTGATCCATCAACCTCTCATGAAGCGGCTTTGCCATCTGCTTCAACATCTCAGCACGGTCGTCCTTCTGGCTGTAAACGATGGATTCTGTCATTTTACCTCCTTCTTCCTGCGATCCGGTTCTAGCGCTTTAGCCTGCCGAATCAACTCCCGCTCTTTCTTGCGGTGCTCCCGCATGTAGGCCGCCCGTGAATTCGGCTTGGACGAGGTCACCGGCTTGTACCGGTTTGCCTCGATCGCCAGCACCTCGTAATCGCTCAGCGCCTCATGCAGTCGCTTATGGGACGGGAAAGCCCGCTTCAATTCGGTGATAATCTGAATTCGCTCGATCGGTGTCATGCGCTATCCTGCGTCAACCCAATGGTAGAGGCGGGAAGACTTGTGTGCGGCGTCCATTTGCTTGCTCCGTTGCTGATGAAAACAACTTACCACGATTGTTACGTAACGCCAGATTTATTTACGTAACAGCCTTCACGAAATGTTACGATACATCTTCCGGCTCATCGGGCTTCTCAGGCGCAAACGTCAACATCAGCGCCTCGGTAGCCTCCGCCGGCAGACCCAGCGCCGCGGCGTCCTCAAGCGCCCGCTTGGCGAGCTCATCGTCGGACATCCGGCTGAAGTCGCCCGGGCCGCCGATCTCCAGGCGCTCCACGAACATCCCGAAACATTCGAGCCCGAGCAATTTGAATGCCTGGTTGGCACCATTTGCGTCAGGTTTTCCTGCATATTGACCGGTTTGAACGCCGTTCGCATCCAGCACCGGCTGGCCGCGCAGGCACCTTTGGGCATTGTAATACAGGCCCTGCAGTATCTTTTCCCGCGTAATACCAAGCTTTTGAGCGACTTGGGCCGAGGTTTCCATCTCTTGGCTGAGAACGCGATTAACCACCCTTTCGCGCATCGACCTCAGTTCAGCAACCCGTTCCTTGATGTGCGGTTGGGTCGTTTTCTTCGTGCATGCCGCTGGATTAGCCGTGAACCCAGCATCCTTACACGCCGCCTGAATAGTCATAGTGCCCTTAGCGAGGTTCTGGGCGAGCTTTTCATCTTTTTGCTTGGGAAGTGCCGGCATCGCTTGATGCGCCTCTCTGTGGGCCTCGCGCGGCCCGCTAGTGGCGTTTATAACACGGTTACAAGGCGTTGCTACTTATTGCGGATCACGCATCAACTCCATGATTTTCCACGCAGAATGCCCGCGTATGCTCGTCGCTGGCCGCTGCAGCTAGGCGCTCGCAATAGGCGCGGGTGTCGAATACGGCGCTGTTGATGTGCTCGATGTTGGAGAACTCCCATCGGCCTAGGTCGGATAATACGAATACAATCATGAGGATGGTCATTCGGCTGCCTCCGCTCGCTTGCTGGTTCGTTTCTTCGGTTTGGGCCGCTTTGGTGCCCTCTTTGGCTTTTGCTCAACGTGGGCCCGGTTTGCGGCCGTTTCCGCATAGGTCTCGCCGGTTGATTCGAGTGTGGCCTCTTGGCCGGTATAGGTCTGCCAACGCTGCACTGCGACATCGACGTAAGGCTCAGCCAATTCCATGCCAAAATATGAGCACTCCTTGCGCTCAGCCGCAATCAATGTAGACCCGCTGCCGACGAAAAGGTCCAGCACGGTTCGAGATCGGGGTGTAACCGTATCAATCACCCACTCCGCCAGAGCGACAGGTTTTTGTGTGGGATGGACGCGCGCTTGGCCCTTTTCGGACGCCTTCATGAGGCCGTTCCATTGATGCCGGAATAATCGGGCTACCTGATCGCAGTTCGTCCACGCCAACTCAACGTCAGCGAATGTGCCTGTGACTTCCTTGTCCCATACAAACCAGCACCGCGAGGGGGGTAACGCTTCGGCATAATAGTTTCCGCCCCACAGCACGAGGCGCTTAACTCCAATGTCCATAAGGATTTGATACGAGGCGATGGCTGTGTCGGTGCTGTCGTCCCCAATTACTTCAGCGTAGACGCCAGTTTGGATGATTGCTTTGGCCGCGTTCCCGTGCACGCGACCAAAGCCTGCTCTACCAAGGCCGTGGACACGGCCTTGTGACCCAAATGGCTTCGCTCCTCCGTCGGAGGAGCGCTTCACAATGCCGATCCCATAGGGTGGATCACAGTTGGCAAGATCAGGGACCGTCCCATTCAGCAAAGCGTCAACCTCATCCTTATTGAGCGAATCCCCGCACAATAGCCGATGATTCCCGAGCATCCACAAATCGCCCTTGCGCGAGACCGGATTGACCGGCGGTTCCGGCGTTTCCTCGGGGTCGGCAACGTTCGGAGTCGCCATAAACTGGACGAGCTCGAGGTCGTCGAAACCTGTCAATGCGAGGTCGAACCCCATCTTGCCTAGTTCGGTCAACTCAAGGCGCAGCATGTCGGCATCCCATCCTGCCGATTCTGGTAGCCTATTGTCCGCAATGCGATAGGCCATCTTCTGCGCCTCGGTCCATCCGCGCGCGATCATGACCGGAACCTCGTTAATGCCGAGTTGGGCTGCCGCCAGAGTCCGGCCGTGTCCGGCAATGATTATGCCGTCCTCGTCGATCAAAATCGGGATGGTCCAGCCAAATTCCTTCATACTTGCAGCGATTTGGGCTACTTGCTCGTCGGAATGGGTACGTGCATTTCTCTGATATGCGAGGAGTTTGTGTGTCTGCCAGCGCTCGATCTTGTCGGCAGGCCATTGCTGGGCCTGCGGAGGCGCTGGGCGCGTTTTGGCTTTTGCCGCTGTCATACCCCACCCTTGCGCTTTTTATCGCCCGGCGGCCCCTGCCTGCGCATCCGATCGATATGCTGGACGATGGCCTCGGCCGGCAGCGGGGCACCGTAATTGCCACGGCCGAAGAACTCCGCGGAGCTGATCTCGTAGGACCTCACCATATTCCGGTCTCCGACTTTCCAGACCAGCCGAATCTCCACCCGATCGGGGTAATCATCGCTTGGCTCCAGGCTCGGGGCGCGGGACAGGTCGCTGCCGGTGATTTCAATGGCCATCGGGTGCCTTTTTGTCGACATCGACTTTGTCGACATCGGCCTTAGCGGCCTCCGCCTTGGCCTTGTTAATAGCCGCTAACTGCTCGTTTAGCTTGTTGATTATCGGCGCAACCTGCTCAAACGGCAACTTCCCGAGCCCCGCGCCGACGGTTTGCAGCTCCGCTGCGGTCAGTTCAATCTTGAATTGCTCAACAGGCGCTTGGGCAGATGCCTGGCCCAAAATTGACAGCGAAATGATGGCGATGGCGGTTAACAGCTTCATGGGTAATTCTTTCCTAGTTTGAAGGGAGATATTTCTGTCGGCGGTCTTCCTTCGCCGAGCATTCGTATTCGGTCAGGGTCATCGCATTATGGCCGCGGTAGCAGACGTGGCAGGCATATACAGGGCCATGGTTGCGCTGGCACTGAGCCGGATAGGCTTGCGCGGGGCCGGTTAGTAAAACTGCGACGGCAAAAACCTTGATCATGTTTAACCAGTTCCTGACCGCAGCGTCGTCACGATCTGACCGATTTCATCGTCGAACTGCGCCGTATTGGCCAGCGGCAACAGCGGGTGGCTGGATACAGCCATCGGTTTGGCGGGGATAGTCGCTGGCGTATCGTCGCCCTGCCTAGCCCGTAGCGCCTGCATGATAATCGCCGACGACTGCAGCAGCAACGCCTCGATGGTCTTGAACTGGCGCACGGCTTGGTCCCGCTCGGTCCGCATGTCGTGGATTTTCCGCTCGTGCTTGTCGCGCAGGCCATCCACCGATGCGGCGAGTTCATCGTATTGATCGCCCATCAGTGCCAGCCGTTTGTCGTCGTTTTCCGATTTTACGCGAAGATGCTGATTTTCGGCCACCATCTGGCTAACTTGGTCCGAAAGTGCGGTGTCATTCATTTTGAAATCCTTTGATCGGCTTCGCGGGCGCGAGCCAGTGCGCCTCCGAATGTGTGAGGCTCTTCTGCAGAGATATCCTGCATGAATTCTGGAATTGGCTGATAAACATTTGGAAAATCTTTTGTCTGGAATGTCAGTCCGCCTATCCAAACTGGATTTAATCCTACTGCTGAGAAATATTTATGAAGGAGACATCCATCATGGTCATAGTAGCAATATGCTTTATTAGCTGGTTGTTTCTCAAGCCAGCTAACGAGAGATTCGATCGAAAAAACATCCGCGCGTACTTCCCATTTTGGATCAAACAGCATTTTGCATTCTCCTTCTGTAATTGGCGCTCGCCTTATGGGCGGCGCGGTTCATGTCCAAGGCAAACCTGATCTGATCGACATCGACCAGCGCATGCAGCGACGCAACGAATACCGGCTCGGATATCTCGCCAGCCCTATATTGCTCGGTCAGGCCGGAAACCTTTTCCGCCCGATCATTTGCGTTGCGGACCATCATGGCAGCGACGCCGCCATGGTATCGGCGCGGAGTTCTAGCATTTCCCTCGCGCAATCCTGCCAGCCTAACATTCTAGTATAGGCATTGGTTTTGTCGTTCAATTCCCTAGCCGTCCGATTAAATATCTCACGCTCTAGCTCATGAGATTTTTGGATGGATTGGTCCATATTATGAAGGGAATCAATCCGCTTCTGCCATTGCTGGCAGCGATCAACCAGAAAACTGATTAACCGCTCCTGATTCTTGATTGTGACTTGGGGATCCTCCCCGCGAGGAATTTTAGGCTTGCGTATTTTTTTCATCTTTCGCCTCCAAATATTTCCATCTTAAACCGCCTTGTTTCAACCGATAGGCGTGGGTAATGCTGATGTTGTATTTATCAGATATGATCTGGGCAGATTCCGAAGATGCAATAATTTCCTTTACCTGAATCTCACTTAATTTGGCCACGAATTCCGCTCGCCACATCTAGATCGGCCTCGCTCAACCATGTCTTTCATATTTTTAGCGTGATCTCCCAAGTACAAGTGATCTGGGTTTACGCACGCTGGGTTGTCGCAGGAATGCAGCACCCATTTATCGGGGGGAATGGGCCCCTTGCTGTTTTGGAAAGAAAATCTATGGGACGTTACGGTTTTTTCTCCATCCCAAAACCTGCCATATCCCTTGGGATCAAATCGCAAAAGCCAAAGATAACAGCCAGAATTTGGCTCCGGAATAAAATTATCCTCAAACACTTTCCGCCGATCCGTTCTCCGATACGGACGTGGAACGACTTCTCTTATCTTTTTCGTCAAAATACTCTCCTATCTCTCGTTCTAGATTTTTCCGAACTGCCGTAGATATCTTCAAATCAAGGCGCATCTGGCGATGGACCTCGCCGTTAAAGTGGTCGAACGTGGGAAACCTGCTGTCCTGCTTTTTCAGCCAAGACCGAAAAGCGGCGATATATTCCGCCTCGTTGGTCGGAGCGGCGCGGTTCCCGGTCGGAGCGTCGGTGTTGGGCTGCGGTGCTCCGACCGGTCCGGTTTGCTCACCTCCTCCCGCTGCAGAAACTTGATCCTGTGCGTTTTTCTTGGCGCGGGTGGCTTTGGGTGGCTTCGCGGGATCGGGCTCACTGGCGGGCTTCGTATCGACGCCAGCAATGGCCTCTAGTTCGGCCCGCAGCGCACCCTCTTCGAGGCCCGGAATTATCTCCGTTACGGTAACATATACCATGCGGTTTAAAAGCCGCGCGAAACCCGTCTGATCCAGCGATGCGAACGCAATCGACTTCGGAACAATCGCCACCGTGCCGCGCAATGGGTCTTGGATCATCCGGACGTGGCGCGATTTTATTTTCAACCAATCCATGGCAGATTCTCGGTCAGTCAACCAATCGACAGACTTGGCGATAATATCTGCCAGCGCCCAGACCAATCTAAATTGTCTTAGGTTTCTGGGAACTTTGACCGTCACCAGAACATCCTTGGTCGTCGGTATCTCGGCCAGCATCTCAGCGCTGACCGGATCGACCGGAACCAGATGATTGCCTTCGCGGCGCATGGCGATCTCAGTCATACGCGACACTTTCCGCAGCCATGCACCCATTCCTCACCAATTTTCTTGGTGCGCCATCCTTCTCGTTTGGCCGCATTCCAAACAACGGCGAATTCTTCACCTTCATCCCCTTCAAAAACCTCATCGCAGGAATCGCACTCAATGAGGATTTTTCCGTTCTGCCGATCAATCATTCGAACGTCCTAATTTTCTTGTCGTGCAAGCCCATCAGTTCGTCGCGGTCCGGCGGCAAGAGCGCGTCCATTTCAGTTCGGATCGTCGGGCGATTGAGCAGCGCCTCGAGCTTATCAGCGGCATCGGACTTTCCGATCTGCTCCACCATGTAGCTGACGAACCCGTCATAGTCCTCAGCGACGCTCGGAACGCTGGCGTCTCGCTGCGGGCCAGTGCTGATCGGGTCGTCCGCCTTGATCGGAATATCCGAAACGTTCTCGATCAATGCGGCGTCGGGCATCTCGCTCGGGCTCGGAACACGCGGGCGCGGCGTTACGTCCACAGCTTCGGCAATCGTGCGGCCCTCGTCCTCGTCGAAAATCCCGGCAAAACCGAACGCATAGCGAGCTGCCTGGATCATAGCCTTGTGGCGTAGCATCCGATGCTTCATCGCCCATGGCTCGGTATTTCGCACGCACTCGGATAGATATTCGGTCACCGTAACCGCGTGCGATCGATCCTTACGGAACATCCGGCAAGTGCAGGAAACCAGCTTCCCGTCCTCATCATGTTCCATTTCGAATTCAAAGCCGTCGCAGTGCTTGTTCGAATTGACGAGGTTGACCCAACCATCAACCGAGACGATCGGAACGATTCCGCCGCCCTTCGCGGTGAACGCGTAAATTTCCTTGGTGATTGGGTTGAGTCCGTATTCCTTGGCGACCAAGAGAAATGCCGCAAATTCCTCTCGACTTGGAATCCGACCGTTTTTGTCGGGACGCATACACGTCGCCCGGACGGTAGCCTCAAATGCTGCGGGCTCCATTCCGTAGCGCCGACTCATATCCACTAAGACGGATCGCGGCTGCTCTGCTACAATGATCTGGTTCATCCCAACACCTCTGATTTCGGCCTATAATCGGCCCGTCAATTTCAAATGTCAACGGATTGTTTTACAATTAGCGAACGACGGAGCGTTCTTCCGTAACCGCTCCAGGAACCGGCAATCCGGCGTCGATCGCCTTCTGCGCCAGCGATATGAGCAAGGCCGACAATTCGGCATTTCCCTTGAACTGAGCGAATGCCTTGTCTTCATCAATCGAGACGACAAACTGCTTGACCTTCACGCTTGCCTTGCGGCCGACCGCCGCGGCAACTTGGGTCGATGGCGGCGGCGCGTTGGATTTGATCGGTGGTCCGGATGGCGGCAATGGCTCTGGTACTGCGCCTGCGGGCGTGGCGTCGTGCCATTCACGAGCCTTGCGTTCATCTTCCTCCTTGCGCCTCTGCGCTGCCTCGGCCGCTCGCTGTGCCTCCCGCTTGGTATACTCCCATCCCCCAATAGCCCGCAATAACGCCTGAGCCTGCGCCTTGGCATCCTTGATGATCGGATTAAGCCTGTCGTTCACCTCGCGCTGCGCGTCGATGTGCGGTCGGACCAAGGATTCGCGGACCTTATCCAGTTTGCCGGCGATATCGGTGATCTCGTTTTTGAGGCTTAAAGCCTGCCCTGCCATCGTGTCGCTATCGACTGCGGTGTATTGCGATACGCCAGCGGTGGAATCGACTAGCAGCGCAATCAGAATTTCCTCAGGTGATAGAGAATCGTTCTTCGTCGGTTCTGCGGCCTCGCGCGGCTTGTTCTTCGATGGGTCGTGGGCATCGCTCCAATCTAGGCCTGATTCGGCCACCCTACGATATTCGGCCTCGCTGATCGGATTGCTCGCTATCCAACTCCATAAATCTGCAAGTTTGTCCTGGTCCGTGACTTCCCGATTGCCGACGCGCGCCACCATCACATCGCCATCCATGAATACCGCGACGGGTTCCCATCCGATGCGGCGCGAATTGCCCTTTTCGTTGCGCTCGCTGATCGACTTGCGGTAAAAACCGAGTTCGCATTGATCGACAATGGCCTTGGGCTTTTTGCCGGCGATCGCATCGGTCCAGTAGGCGTAGCTCATTTCGCGTCCTTTTTCTTCCCGTCGTACTTCGACTTGATGTGCTCGTTCAGGTGCTTGCCCTTGCTGTCCGCCGCCATCAACTCGTCATGCTCCTGCGGCGTGACACCGTGATAGGTGTACTCGTTGCCCGAGTGAAACCGGACGGTCAGAGCGCCGTCGGCGTATCCGATGTGAGAAATGTTACTGCTCGCTACAGGCTTCATTGAAACCTCCTCGCTTTTGGTTCGGAAAGCGCTCTTTCTACATCCCATCCAAACTAAACCCTATCTCTTACGACAGGATATTTCAGCGTTGATCCGCTCGATCGATAAGCTTCAGGAAGAAGCATCTCTTTGCCGCGAAACATGACGACGGGAATATTTGGGCGCCGGGGAAACCGGGCGTTTTCCATCTGCTGCTCCCGAGTTGCCCATCTCACATTTTCCGGTTCATAATTGCCATCATTATTCGGGTAACGATCAACAGAATGTCGGGAAGATGGCGCTGGGCCTATGTGGGCAAGGAACGATTCAAAGTCATTTTCCCATTCAAGACAAACCTTTATGCCACGCTCCAAATAATAAATTTTGTTGCCTTTGTGATATTTTCCAGAGCACCTATTTTTCATGGATTGCCACGCTCGATATTCTTTGGTCCCTGTGCCGCCGTGTGTGGTGAATTGCGCTCGGGTTGAATCGGCCCGACGGCATCCGCACGATTTGACGACGCCTTCAATCAGATGAATTGGTTTTAAGATGCGTTTCTGGCCGCAGTCACACAGACAAAGCCATCCATATTTGCTTGACTCACGACCGCGCCCGATCACCATAAGATGGCTGAACCTCTGGCCCGTCAGATCCTTTTTATTTGAGTGCGGACGGTCCATTTGGTTTTTCCTTTTCCTGGCGCTCAAGCTCGCATCTCAACAGAATCTCGATAGCATTCAACAACCATGCCTCGCGCGCCGTTACACCCTGCAGGCCGCGCCGCTGCCGAATCTCGAGCAATCCCATGATCTGATGGCGCATTTACCAATATCCTCTGCATCTCGGTTAGAACCAGCAGCCGCAAGATCAAGACTTCCTCGTACTGCTGGCGAAGGGTCGGCTTGGCCATGATGTTTTCCCCTGCGGTATTTTCTGTCGCTTGCTCGGCGGCAGCCGCGGTTTGATTATCGTGCGAGGCTTGGGCTTGCCACCCTTGCCGCCGAACTGCGAATAGTAGTCGACCGCCAATTGGAACGGGTTTAATCCGGCCAATCTCCACCATTCACTTTCGTCACCAAAAGCGTGCTGTGCTTCGTGGCATGATCGGCATAGAGGCACCGCCCATTTGTCATCCGGTTTCCGACCGCCACCCGTTTCAGGCTTGTCATGGGTCCGCGACGCGGTTCGGACATGAGCCGGATCACATGGCCCCGGACGGCTGCAGGCCACGCAATATCGGGTCTTGAGCCAATCCAGATATGGCCGGTCGTAAAGACGAGGGCGGCGCGGGGTCATGCGGGCAAACCGACCCAGAACATGATCCAGACGGCGAATCCCCAAAGAGCGGCCAGCCCTTCGCAGATAAGAATCGCCCGATCGATGATGATGTCGCGGCCGGTCATTTCAGCCCCCGAATATTCATAATGTAGACCATGGCGCGAACGATCGCGCGTGTTTCGTCGAGAAGCTTTTCTCCCTTTCGCGTCGTTTCCCAATGAGCCTGCGCTTGTGCGATTGTGAAGTACCGGCAACCGGCTTTGATCATCGGCTCTTTGTCGTTCTTTAAGCGCTGTAGAAAAAACGGATAGCCGTCGCTGCGATGACCGCCTTGGATGATCCATTGATCACCGAGGTCCGCGCCACGGAGGTCCGCGCCACCGAGGTACGCGCCACCGAGGTCCGCGCCACCGAGGTACGCGCCACGGAGGTACGCGCCACCGAGGTCCGCGCCACCGAGGTCCGCGCCACGGAGGTCCGCGCCACGGAGGTACGCGCCACCGCGGTACGCGCCACCGAGGTCCGC